AGAATAAATAAAAGAAAGAAAAAAAAAATACATAGAAAAAAATAAAAAAAGATATGAATCATATATGTAAGCTATCATTAATAATAAAAGGTTTTTTATTTATTATTTTTTCATTTGGTTTATATTTTATAAAAATATTTTTTGGCGTATTTATTAAATGTGGTATTATCATTTTATTAATTAAATCTTGTAATGTTTCATTATTTTTTTGTTTTAAACTATTATTATAAATTAATACTAATTTATCAAGTAAATAGTTTGTAAAATATGATACATCATCAGATGGATAATTTTCGATGTAAGACCATGATTTAGGTAATATATTTACATTTACAAAAGCATGTATAATTCTTATATAATCTTCCAACATTTTTGATGTTATTTGATTATTACGATTAATTGATTTAGATAAACCAAAATCAAATATCATCATGTTATATTTGCAACTTTTTAAATAATAATTATTACCATATATATTATAATGGTAATATCCTTCTTCTAAATTTCTTTGATATAAAAAGTTGCCATAATGACAATCTCTATGAATATATCCAATACATTGAAATGTCATAATTGATAACATAACTTGAATAAATACATTATATACTAACATGTCGTCACTTATATATGTTTTTAACTTACACAACTGCTTTAAATCTCCATGTGCCAATTCATTTAAATTTACATAGTAATTTAAATTACTTATAATTGGTGGAACATCACTAGTAATATTATTACATATAAATGTTCTATATGTAAAAATAAAGTGTTTAGATAATTTATTTTTAAGTATTTTATTGGTGATATATTTATTTAAATATATTTCAATACTATTTGATGTATTTAATGCCATTAATTTAGTAGCAATAGGATATTTACCAATTGCATTTTTAATTGATGTTATATATATAGAACCATACTTACTACTACTACCAATTTGTTTTTCTAAATTTATAATATCATTAATAGTATATCCATTATATATTTTTGTTTTTTTTTTGAAATTTTTTTTATTTAAACAAGAGATATCTTTTATTTTTGATATTTTACTATATATATACCTATAATATTTAGCTCTATTTTCAATAGAATATTTATTATTAACATATGATTTAAAAAATGCTTTAACATTTTTATTACTATGCGAAACAGAACCTACTGAAACTGATAAATTAGCATTACTTGATAGTTTGCTTAATTCTCTTAAAGATATTTTATTTGATATTTTAGATTGTGATAAGGTATTTTTAGCATAAGCATTTCCGTTTTGAAAATAAAATTTTTTGTGATATTCACAATTTATATTTGAACATTTAGTCATAATTCTACTATTATATAATAAATATATATTTATTATAATAGATTTGTAATATGGATCCCTATGTTTTTATATTGGATTTAGATGGGACAATAATAGGTGATTGTAGTTATCAATGTGATTTATATAATTTAAAAGAAATAATAAAAAAAAATATAAAAAATTTCAATAAAGCTACATCAGCATCATTTAATAAAAATAAATTAGATTGTGAAAAAAAATTAAATGAAAGTTATAGTAAAGAATCGTTATTAATAAGACCACATTTTAGTAATTTTATGTATTCTATAAAAAAAATATACCCGAATTCATATATATTTGTTTATACTGCATCTGAAAAAACATGGGCAAATAAAGAAATAGCAATTATTGAAAAACAAAATAATATTAAGTTTAATAGACCTATATTTACACGTGATAATTGCATAGTAGATAAAAACGGCATGATAAAAAAATCTGTTAAAAAAATAATTCCTTATTTATTAAAAACTATGAAAGTTAAAAAAGAGTATGATATTAGTAAGAAATTATTAATAATTGATAATAATTTTACATTTGTAGATTTTAAAGATAATTTTTTACTATGTCCAACATATAATTATATTCAATTTAGTAATTTATGGGAAGGTTTATCAAATAAAGAATATTTTAAATGTAAAGAATTAAAAAATTTTGTTTTTAAAATGATAATCCAAAAAAAAATGCATAATATAAAACAAATTACTAAACCAGAGAAACAGGAAAAGCTTTATAAATGGCTTTATAAAAAACATAGAAATATTAATAAATATAATAGTAGTTATGCTAATGATACATTTTGGAGAGATATTACGGTATTAATAAGACATCATAATATAAAAGAATATAACAAAAATATAATTATGTCATTGCAAAAAAGTATAAAGAATTAGTATTATTTTTAATTAAATGATATATATAAGTTTTGATATAGGTGTTAAAAATTTGGCATTATGTATACTAAGAAAAACTAATAAAATAGAAGTTCTTGACTGGCGTATAATAGTATTAGCAGATAGCAAAAAAGAATTAAAAGGAATTGATGATATTTCAGAACGTGTTTATTATGAAATGGATAATATAGTAGGTTTTTTAAAAGAACAAGAAATTAATACAATAGATTATGTTCTTATTGAAAATCAACCATCTAATTTAAATGGTATTATGAAAACTATACAACATATTATTTATAATTATTTTAGTTTAATAAAACATTGGGATAAAGAAGTTGAAAACGTGATATTAGTTAATGCTTCTCTAAAATCAAAAACACATGATTATGTATCTGATATAAAACCTGATGAAAATGTTGAAAACAAAAATAACAAAAATTTTAAAAGAACAAAATATATATATAATAAAAAGCTAAGTATTGATATTTGTCAAAATTATATTAAAGATAATAATAGATTACTTGATATTTTTATAAATAATAAAAAAAAAGATGATTTAAGTGATGCGTGTTTACAAGCAGTTTCATTTATAAGAACGAATATTAAAAATGAGTCATTAGATAATTATAATGTATTATATTAAAATGAATATATTATTAATATCAATGTATAGTGATAAATGGGATTGGAAAAATAATCATAAACTTTATAAAAAAGCAATTGGAAAAAATGCTAAATTAATTATAAAGAGATATTATGATAAAGCTGGTATTAGAAAAGTTTTAGATAGTGGTAGAATAAGAGGCATAATAATAAGTGGTTCAGATTTTTTTATACTAAAAAAAGGATCTCCACCTGTACCTAAATTAATTTTTAAATATAAAATACCTATATTAGCAATATGCTATGGCTTGCAATATTTAGCAGCTAAAACAAATAAAAAATATATAAATAGTTTTAAAAAAGGTATGAAAACTTATACTAAAAATATAAAAATATCTTATCCTTTTAATGTGAAAACTTTGACATATACATATTTTCATCAAGATTATTTAGTTGGCATCGGAAAAAAATACAAAGTTATAAAAAAAATGGGGGATAAGATAGTTGTTGTATATAATAAATCTGATAATATTCTTGGTATGCAATTTCATCCCGAATATATTACAAATACAGGTAAAATATTTTTTAAGTGTTGGTTTAATTTTATTAAAAATAGTGCGTAATCTAGTATATATATAAATTATTGTAAATATATAAACATTTGGAACTCAAATAATATATAATATGTCTTTAATATCAAATTTAAATAGTAAAACTGATGATTTAATAGAATTAAATAAAGATAGTTTCAAAAATAATTCTTTTAATTTTAAAATACCTAAAAACAATGGTATAAATAAAGGTGATTATATAGACGATGGTTTATTTAACAAAAAAAAAATTAGTGATGATGTTATATCAATGTCTTCTCGCTCATCACGCGCAAGCAGTTCTGCAGGCAATAGTAATTATGATAAATCTAAATATATGAAAAATATGAAAAATATATATAAAAATAAAAAAATAAATCATGACGACGATATGGATAGTACATCTGGTAGTGATGAAAGTAGTGTAGTAAGTAGACGAAGTGATGTTAGTGGTAGCAGTAGCGACGATAGTGGTAGCATTGATAGTACAGACAGACGTAATAGAAATAGAGATGATATAAGTGAAAGTGGAGAAAGTGGTTCATCAAGAAGTGGCAGTGATAGTTCAAGTGGAGAAAGTAGGGTTGCAAAAAGAAAGCATATGAGTGCAAAAGATATTGTGCGAAATGAAATTAATGAAAAGCGTGAAATTATATATCAACTTGAAAGATTGGAATCAAAAGGTTTTAAATTACCTTTTAAGTTTAATATGAATTCTGATTTAGAAGAAATGCGCTCTGAATACAATCGTATTATTAGAGAAAAGGAACTTGATGGTAGCATAAGGTTTCAACAAAAAATGCTAATGGCATTTGTTTCTGGTACAGAATATATGAATACAAGATATGATCCATTTTCAGTTAAATTAGATGGATGGTCTGAACAAGTTAACGAGAATATAAATGATTACGATGATATTTTTGAAGAATTACATTATAAGTATAAATCATCAGGAAAAAAAATGGCACCAGAATTAAGATTATTTATGTCATTATCTGGAAGTGCATTTATGTTCCATTTAACAAGCAGAATGTTTAAAGAACAACCAATGCCTGATGTAGAAAATGTTTTAAAATCTGATCCCGAATTAATGAAACATTTTCAGAATGCTGCGGCTAAACAATATATGATGGGTGGTGGAGGAACTGCGCCAAATATTTCTGCACCAAAACCTTCACAAAATAGTATGAGTGGGAACAATATGGATTTATTTGGTATGGTAAGTAATTTGTTTGGTTCCTTAAATAGTGATTCTTTATCATCGGAAATACCAAGTTATCAACAAAATAATTTTAGTAATAAATCAGTTAATGATGTAGATAATATTATAAATGATGTTCATAATAATATATCTGTTGAAAATGATTTAGATAATCATATAGAGACACTTTCTGTTAGTGATGAAGAAATAACATCAATAATTGAAGATACTGCTGATATTCAAATATTAAAAAAGTCAGGGAAAAAAGGAGCTAATAATCGTACTTTAAATATTTAAATAAATTTATTTTTTTCTACTTATTTTATTTATTTTTTTAGAACTTTTCTTAACAAAGCTACTTAAATCTTTTACAGAATTAACAATTCTATTAGGAGTAGATTTTAAAGTACGTAATGGGTTACGGATAGTATTTTCTACTTCTTCTTCAAAAATTTCAATACGAGATAATAAATTGCTTAATGTGCTTAATAAGATAGGGATAATAATTATAGTAAATAATAAGGTTAAGAATAAGAATAAAGATATCATAGTACCTATTGCAATGATATCTCTTGATATATCTTCGGAACATTTGCATTTTTCGTTAGTTAAATATTTAACATAGTCAAAAGTATAGTATATATATACGACAAATAATAAGAAAAATACAAATGTCGCAATCGCTAATAATTGTACGATTACACTACCCATACTTTTAGCAACAGATTTTAATGAAACAAAAGCAGTGACAAAGAAGTATACTAATGCTATTATTGTGAAATTTTTAATGAAATCCTTGTTAGGATGTTCAGAACATTCACAACCAATATTTTCTAACTTGTATAAATAAGTGTATATTATTAATAATAATATAACAAATATCATTTGAATTATTAAGCTACTGTAAAAAGAAAGATTGTTCTCTTCCCTCATATTTTAACGTTTCTTACTCTATATTATAATATAGAAATTATTTATTTAATAAATCTAATATATTATATATTAAAAACTTAGTAGAATTGTTAAATTTTGAAATATCTATATCTTTAATTTTATTAATTATTTCCGGACTTTTTGTTACTTTTAAAATTTTTAATAATTGTTCTAAAAAAATATCTACAATATGTTTATATTCCTTATTTTCATTTAGTATATTAATAGTATGTTCAAACAATATTTCTAATAAGATATGAATATCATCCAGTTTAAATTTTATCCATAAAGTATTAAGATTATTTATATTTTTTTTCCATTTAATATAATCACAATATAAATCATATTCATCATTTAATAGTAATATATCATTATTATAAATTGCTTTTGGTGGGTTCCATTCCTGTAATTCTATATATTTTTTCCATTTGGAGTTTATATTATCTTGCAATATATTTTCATTAAAAAATGTTAATATGTTTGTACATAAACAGCTTTCATTTAGCTTTATATATTCCCATATAATTTCAAAAACAGCATTTTTATCATTTGTATCAATAATTTCTTTAATATTATCGTATATTAGGTTTTTATTTTTTGTAGTTATTTTATTTAATAATCCAACTAATTTACGTTTTAATATTGAATTATCAGTAAAATCAGGAATTATAATATGAAATTTATTTTTTGATGTAACAGGTTTATCTTTTTTATTATAATTTTTTTTAATCCATATCATTTTAGGATCATAATATGATTTGAAACAACTATAAGTATCATTAAGTTCTACTGCCTTATTTTTAATATTTTCGGGAACTTTTTCTATTTGATTATATCTATTTCGAAAATATAAAACATCTATTTTAATAATACTATCATTCATTGTATTATATAATACTATATAAATAATCTTATATAATTAAATACATAAGGCAATAATAATAATATATATTATAAAATGACTATTGCTATTCAAAGCATTGAATCGTTTAGTGATTTTGTAAACAGATTAGAAGAAGTTTATAAAAATCAATTAATTTATCGTACTCTGATAGTATATGGTAATAAAAAAAACGTATCTATATACAAACATATATTAGAAGATAATAATAACAGTGTTTATGTTGTTAATGATAAAGAATTAAATTATGATAAACTAGATTATAGAATTTTAATGGTAAACGAAAAAAAATTAAAAAAATTTGTAGAGAAAAATGGTAAAGATTTTTTTAATTTAGTTATGTATACACCATGTAGTAGCAATAATAAAATATAATTATCTAACAATATTTTAGATAGAATATTAAATGGTAAAAAAATCTTTTAAAATAGAATATTTTATATTTGCAACATTTGCATTGATAATTTTTGTGTTATTATTAAATAGTAAAAATATATGCGAAGAATTTTATAGTAATAAAAATTATAGTTTAGAATATTATTATATGGATGGTTGTGGTCACTGTGAAGAATTTAGTAAAAGTGGAATATGGGAAAAATTAGAGAAAAATCATTCAGATAAATGTAAATTTGAAAAATATAATATGAAGGATAATATAAATAGAGTTGAAAAATTTAATATTCAAGGATTTCCTACAATATTACTTATAGATAAATCTGATAATAAGGATAAAATGGTCAAAGCATTTGAAGATGCAAGAACATATACTAATTTAGAAAAATTTATTATTAATAATATATAAGATATTATTAAGGTATTAATATAACAATAAAAATGGGGGGCGGATTAATGCAACTTGTTTTAAATGGACAAATGGATGAATATATTACAACTAACCCATGTATAAATTATTATAAATATGTTTATAAAAAACATACTAACTTTGCATTAGAAAGTTATGAAACGCCACCAATAAACAATGCAAATGGTGGTTTTTATAGAAGTGTTAAAATGACATATAAAATTGAGCGAAGAGCTGATTTATTGACGAATATGTATTTATCATTTAGAATACCTAATATATATTCTAATAACAATTTTAAATTTAGATGGGTTGAAAATATTGGATATAATTACTTAGACCGCGTTGAATTGCTAATAGATGGTAATATTATTGAAACATTGTATAGTGATTGGATGAATATTTGGAATGAACTTACAAATAAGGATGGTATAGAATATAATAAATTATTAGGTAATGTAACTGAAATTACAGCACCTTATAATTCACAAGTAACAAAATATACATTAATTAATAATAAGCTTTATAATATTAATTATCCTGTATCTACTTTTGAAAGTTCCATACCAAGTATAAAGTCCCGTGAAATACAAATTCCGTTAAATTTCTGGTTTACTAGAAATCCTTCATTAGCATTACCATTATTAAAATTAGCTAATAATGAGGTAACACTTGATGTATATACAAATTCGGGTGGTGTCGAGTCTCTTTATAAGGTTTGGTCAGATAAAATAAATAGTTATGTTAGTAGTAGTTTTTATAATGAACTATATAATACTAATATATCAATACAAAACTTTATAAAAGAAAAAAATTTTGATGTTCAAAATAAATTACATATGACTTATGTATTTTTAGACACTACTGAAAGATCTAAAATGCTAATTGAAACAAATAATATGGATTATATTATTGATACAGTTAAATTAACAAATATTAATATTGATACTTCATCACAATCAACTGTTACGTGTAATATTAATAATGCAAATAATCATATTAAAGAAATTATATGGTTTTTTAGACGCAATGATATGATTTCTAAATATAACAATTATAATAATTACACTGGTTCATATGTATATAATGAAGATATGCATATCATGAATAATGCTGTTATTAAATGGGCAAATGATACAAGTCGCGCAGATTATAATTCTGAATACTACAATAATATTCAACCATATTATTATCATACTAATATACCAAGAACAGGTATATATTGTTATTCATTTGCATTATTTCCAGAAAAAATAAATGCTTCGGGTTCATATAATAATTCAAAAATTAAAACATCTATAACATTTACTACAAATGATTATAAAAATAATGAATCATTTAATAAAATACAAAATGCTACAAAAGCAGTATTAGGTGAAAATTATAATTATAATGTTATATATGAAGGTAAATTTTTTGTAAAAGAAATTAATGTGCTTTCAATAATAAATGGCAGTGCACAATTAAAATTTGTTTAATTTTTATATTCTTTCAAAGTAGTAATAAATAAGAAATGGACTTATTTACATTAATAATTTTACTATTAGCTGGTTTTATCATAAAATATTTAATAGATGTATTATCATCTCTAAGTAAAGAAATAAAAGAGATTAAAAATAAATGTATTGTTCCCTCAGCTACTAAAAAATTAAAATCATCTGAAACACCAATTAAAAAAATAAATAATGATATTAAAAATGGAATATCATTTTTAAAAAATTATTTTGACTAAAATACATATAAATAATATAACCTTATATACATTAATAACTTATCTAAATATGCCAAGAAAACCTAAAAATCACGATGATAAAGCAATAGAAATTAAAAAAAAAAAAAATTTAATGAATACTATGGTAAAAGATGTAACACTCGTAGAAAATGAAGATATTATACTACAATTACCTATCACAGAAGAAGAAGTTAGTGTAGAAAATAAAAATTCTATAAATAATGCTCCGAAGCCATATGAACCCGATTGTTTTTATCTAAATGATTCTAATCATTATAATAATATTCAAAATAATAGTCTTGAAAATATTAATACAAATAATGAATTTATGTTAGATTATGGATATGTTAAGGATATACTTAATAATAATAATAATTGTTATTGGTGTTGTCATCCAATAGAAAATCGCACATATGGAATGCCATATAAATATAATGTTAAAACAGATACATATGTGTCATTTGGAAATTTTTGTTCATTGGAATGCGCGAATGCTTATAATTTTTCTTCTCATTGCGGAAGTGATAAAGTTTGGGAAATAAATAGTTTAATACAGATGTTAAGCAAACATTATGGATGTAACAGAGCTATTCGCCCTGCACCATCACGTTTTTTATTAAAAATATTCAATGGTCCTCTTAGTATTGAAGAGTTTAGAAGTAGTCATTTAACAAATGATAAAACACATATTTTAAATTTACCTCCAATGATAACAACTACACATAATTATGAAATTGTAAATACATCATATATTAAAAATATAACAGATAATATTAACAATCAAGGTATAGAATCTATGGTATCTAAAAATGCAATTCAAAATAAATTAAAACAAGTAAAATAATATAAAAAATAATTATAATTAATAGTATATGGATAAATATATGAACTATGATTAAAATTAAAGGTTATCATGTAACTATATGTAAACTAATTTTTAGTAAATCCAGTAAAAATACACAAAATTTAAATTGGGTTTATAATAATAACAGTAGTTTAAAATATAAATTATGTAGTTGTAGTAATATTAAGTGTTGTAATTCTCCTTATAAAAATAATTGGCTAAATTATTAAAAAATGATATAAGGGCTATAACCTTTATATATTACGTAGAATGTCGGAAATTTTCTTTTCTCCTTATAGGATTTCAACAATTACATGCAATGCAAATATTGGAATTAATATAAATATTAATTTAAATATATTATTTGATAATATTAATATTAAAGAAGAATGCTTTAATAATAAAGAAGGTATTGTATGGATTCAATTTATGAAGGATGGGGAAGATGTTTCACGCGGTACTTATCCAAAAAAACGTAGAAAAAGTAAAAAAGATAAGGTAAAGAAAAATCGATTTGACAATCAAGTTACTATTATTTATATGTTTAATAATAAATATATTCCTAATGTAAAAATATTTAAAAATGGTAATATACAATTGACGGGAATCAAAGATGTTAAACATACTGAAATAATAGTTAATTATATTATTGAGAATATTAAGAATATTTACAAGAATGTAACAAAAGAAATAGTTGCAGCAGATACTGATGTAGATAAATTAGAGTATCAAAACTTTAAAATAAGGATGATTAATACTGATTTCAAAGTTTATTGTGATCATGAGATGACTAAGGGATTTGAATTAAAACGTAAAGAAATTCATAGAATATTTATCGGGGATGAATATAATAATAAATGTTCATTTCAACCTGGAATATATCAAGGTGTTAAACTAGAATATTTCTGGAATAGATTTAGTGATCATAAGAATGGTATTTGTTGTTGCCCGACGAATTGTTACGGCAAAGGTAGTGGCAATAAAATAGGTGATTGTAAAAAGGTAACGGGAGCATTGTTTGAAAGTGGTAGTATACTAATTACAGGAGGAATAACTTTTGAGCAAGTTGACGAAACATATAAGTACATTTGTGATTTTCTTAGAAAAAATAAGGATAATATTAAGAAACCTCAACCAAAGGTTTCATTAACATAGCAGCTGAAATTATAATTATCATCAGTTATATTATATTTTTTATATAATTCAGTATTTACTGTATTATTACCTGGTCTATTATATGATGGTATGTGATGACTTGCGTAAAATTGAGAACTAAATGATACAGCATCAGGTTCAATATAAGGTGTAAGATAGGTATTTCCCCATGGTTTCTTATCAAATAAAACATCACCTGTATATAATCCAGCATTTTTAGGAGGAGGAGGTATTGGAACATCAGGAGAATAATCAAGCTCAGTATATTCTAATTCATTTTTCATTATGATATCTCTATTTATATTAATATATTAGAAAAAAAGAGTATTTTTGAGTACATAATTTATTTTTTATTTTATTTTTAATAAATTTATAAAATTTAAGAGATTTAGAGAATTATGTACTCATTTTTCTAAGTATATAAAGAAGATTATAATATAAACATTATATAAATGGGTAGAAAAGATAAAAAGCAAAAAACAAAAGATGATCATGATTTTGTAAAAGATGGTATGGAAACTAATGAAATAAGAAATGTAGTTCAAGATATAATGCTTTATATTGAAGAAAAAAGAAATAAAATGGAGTTTAAAGATATTATTACTAGTTTAAAAGATAATATTAATAGAGTTGAATTCTTTGAAAAAAGATATCCTATGTTATATCAAATGGTAACAAAAGAAGAAGGCTTTGAATATCAAAGCTTAGAATACTTTTTAAAAATGCGCGAAGGTATAATACAAAATCAAATGACTACTGATGAAGCTTCGAAAATCGTGGGACAACTTTGGTTTGATAAATATTGCAAAAATAAGGTAGATAAATAAAAATTGATATAAGACTTATAAGCTTATTAGTAATTACTATTATGAATTCTTCTCTACAAGCAACTAGTTTCCCCAAACATGTCAATGAAATTATTTCCGAGACTTATGATATTTACAATAGTATTAATGATGATAATAAAACATATGCCAATTGTCTTATTATGATTTTGAAAAAATATCATCTTTGGCCAAATATTAAGGTAAAGAAATTTAAAAACCGCTCTGATATTGTGTTGCTACATAATAATTATAAAATGGGAGAAGTATATGAATATCGTGAGCTATATGAACAATGTCGTAGTATTGTACTTGATTTTACTTTATCATTTAATAATAATGTAGTAGTAACATACGCTAATTCTATTCCGGTACGCGTGGATACTACTACATATATGACAAATATTTATAGCGAACAAGATAAATGTTATGAAGCATATGATGGCACTATGATAACTGTTTATAATCATAATGGAGAGTGGTATTTTGGAACATCAAGTTGTCCGGATGCTAATAGTTCTAAATTTTCGCATCCAACAAAAACACACGGATATATGTTTGATGAAATATTGTATAAATATTATGTAAAACAACTCACCGACCAAGAGCTATCACTTGCACCAAACGATGTATCAAAAATTCTAAGAAATAAATTTGTTGCTTCATTGAATCCAGAAATGGCTTATGAGTTTATTATTATTCATCATGAAAATATTCATATAATTGATTACACAAATATTCTAGGTGAAAACTATAAAGAACTTGTTCATGTTAATACTAAAAATAGAAATACACTTGTAGAAGAAGATATTCATACAACACGACTTCAAGCCTATGTAGATATTGGTATTAATTATCCAAAAGAGTTTACAAATGTAACAGAAGCTCTAGGATATATTAATAGTAACCCATATAGTTATGGTCTAATTATTAAAAAGAAACAAGAAGATAATTCAGTTAAACTCTATAAAGTATCAACTGATATTATTAATTATCGCGAAGAAACTGATCCATGTCATCCAAACATCTGGATGAATATTTTAAGTGTTTATATGAAAAATAAACAAGATTACACGATTAAGGATTATATTAATAATTATATACCAAATATCGTTCTTCCAATTGATAATAATGGAAGACATATTGACCCAACATATCTAATTCATACGCTAATCTCTACTATTAAAGATAGTCTCTATAACTACTATGTTTCAACAACAACATATTTCCCAAAATACGGCAGGTATAAAATGAATAAGGATTTGGATAAGCAATTTCCTCCTATTATTCAATATCATCTTGCTCAACTTAGGAACCTCCAAGTTACAACCTACAAAGAAAAGATGATTACAACTGCAAATGTATATTATTATTTATGTCAATGCAATGATATTAAAAATATTAAAACACTAATTCAATTCTTTGCTTCCAATCCTATTAATGAAATGAATTCAAGGACTTCAATGTGTTTCGCAATTATGAATAGTCTTATTTCATAAAATATCTTATTATATTAGAATGAACTACTTTTCGACACAAGGTTGGGTTTATATCATAATTAGTATAATATCTACTATAATTGCCTTAATATTAAATATTTATATAGAAGGCATTGGTTTATATATGTTAGCATATTTATTATATATCTTAGTTATATTAATAACAGCTTATAATATAACTTGTTTAACAGTTGGTGAATGTAATATGTGGAGTTGGATTGTAACAATATTATCAACATTACCAATGATATTAATAATAATATTAGTTATATATAATATTGTAAATAAATCTAATTAATTAAATTCTTTTTTTATAATAGATTGATGAATTCAAATTCAACATATTATCTTAAAGATTTTTATGACGATATTAAATCTAAACAACAAGAATTAATAAATAATCACTCGACATATTGCCAAATGGGAGGTTATTCTGTATTAAGTAAGCAATTTGATAAACTTAATGCACAAAATAAACTAAATAATATTAGAAGAGAAGTTCAAAATGAACTCAATTTAAAAATTAAAAATATAATGCAACATTTACAAGTAGGTGGTAAAGGTAAAATAACACTTAATAAAAATATCAAATTATTAAAACAAATGATAAAAAAACTATGTAAAATTGAAAAGGATCTATTAAAAAATATTAAAAAACAACAAAAATGTATTAAAAATAATAAATTAGAATATTTATCTTTATATCAGATAGATTTTAAAGATACTTTAAAAAGTGCTAATAATTTACATAAAGATATAAAAAAATTACAAGAACATATCAATAATATTATAGAAAAAAAAAATATTAAATTAAAAAATAAAGAATTAAATAAATTGCTTTCTATTAAAAATAATGCAAAAATAGCTACACTAAATAATTTAAAAAGTATTATAGATAAAATTAAACAACACTAATTTTTTTAAAAATTGATATATAAGATATAGATTTTTATTAATATATAAGTAAGGACGATATGTTTGAAAATTACACATTTGATATTAAAGATCCTACAAATAATCATAGTTTTGAAATAAATAATATTGATTTAGCAATAGTAAATGGTTTGCGACGTACTATTCTAACAGATATACCAATACCCGGTGTAATTGGAGAAAAGTTAGATAAAGATGAACCAACAGTAAATATAATTACTAATACTGGTGCATTACACAATGAATTTATTATTCATCGAATAGGACTAATTCCTATATGTTTAACCGAAGAAGAAATTGAATTGTATGAAGATAACAGTTTAAAATTAGAACTAAATGTTAAAAATGATACAGGTAAAATATTAAATGTAAAAACAAATAATATAAAAGCTACAATGAATGGTGAGAATTTATCAGAAAAAAAATTAAAAGAGTTATTTTCACCTAATAAAGTATCTAATGATAATATTTTAATTACAAGATTGCGTCATGGAGAACATTTACACTTTACAGCTAATGTTGTAAAACGTACTGCTCGTGATAATGCTTCATTTAATCCAGTTTCACTATCTAACTTTACATATATACAAGAGCCAACGGAAGCATCTAAGCATGATAATGTTTTAGATAAGGAAAGATGTTATTATAAAAATAAATATGGTGATCCTAATAAATTCAGATTTGATATTGAATATATCAATATAAATATTGGACCCAAATATTTGATACCAAAATCACTAGATATAATGATTGAAAAGCTAAATACTATTAGACATGAACTAATAAATTTAGATGCATCTAATAAAATTAATTTACAAAAATTTCAAGATATTGAAGGTTGTTATGAGTTTATTATAGAAAATGAAGATGATACTATTGGTAATATAATACAATCATTTATACACAATAAATATATTCGTGAAAAAAACAAATTTAATGATACAAATTGTGTATATGTAGGATATATTTGCCCACATCCATTAAAACAATTAATGATAGTCAGGATTACTCTTGAAGATGTCACAGATGAAAAAATTGTTACATCATTCTTTGAAGCAAATTGTAAAGATATTATAGATACATTATCTAATATCAAAATTAATTGGAATAAATTCTCAATTGAAAATAATGTATTATAAAATATATCTTTGTATTAAAAGAGAAAGCTATATCTTATAAATGTCAGTTGAAATAGAAAATAATATATTTACTATTAAAGATGAAGAATTAGATGATATAGAATATTTAGAAATATTAAGTTTAGATGAAATTATAAAAGAAAACCCTTTTTTTATTGCTTTATCACGGAATGATATATATGAAAATTTACATGAAATGTTTCAAAATAGAAAACGTTCAGAATCAATTACTCAATTATTTTATGATATATTAGAACACAAAAAATCAGAAAATGGTAATATTACTGATTATTCTAATTATATATTTTCATCAGAAGCAACTAAAAAAAACAATGAATTAGAATTGGATGATATCCAAGAAGATGCAAATTATTTCAATAAATTAATTAAACTTAATAATGTTAAACATGATAATGCCAAAAATAAATATTTTTTTGCTATTACTTATGATCATACATCTAAAAAATTAAAATTTAAGCCATCGTCACTTATTAAAGCAATGATAGGACCAGAAAATAAAGAATACCCAGTATATTACCCTGTTTTTCCAATTGACGACGTAAATTTACCACTATTATCTGCATACTACAAAATACCTACATGCACTGTTAATGATTATGTTTATACTAAAATTGTTTCACATTTGAAAAATGCTACCAATATTAATCTAGTTAATGCAGAAGGTTTTAATAGTGTTTCTGAATTAGTAAAATCTGTAAAACCTAAAATCGAAGATATTATTGAATATCTTAAAGATTGTTTTGCACTTGATTATAGTAACATTGATAATATATTTAAAAGATTCGGACATTCATTAGATTTTATAAATGATAAAGATTTTGAAGTTTTATGTGAACATATGAAATCATTAACAGATTATGAAAAAGAGCGCAAGAATGTTAATAGAGCATATAAAATAAAGAAAAGTGATATCATAAATAAAAAACTAACATTCTTTGATAAACTATCATCATCAATTAAATTAGTTAAATTAAATGATAAAACAATTAATTTTTTAACTAATTTAAAAGATTCTCTTGAAGATTATCGTATTAATAATATTATAGAAGAAGAACTTGTTGATATTAAAACTCTTAATATATATGATATAATTAACTCGATACATTTTAATGATGCTAATCCAGATGATATACTAAAAAATATTAGAGCTTCTCTAAAAAATATTAACATTAATGATAGTATTAATACAATTAACAATATTATAAATACACATGAAAATACTGAGAATATCATTGATGAACATGAATATATGAAAGTATTGATAGAATATTCAAGAGATCATATTTTTGATTATGATACAGATGGTAAAAAGTATTTATTATCATATCGCGAAGCCAAAGAAATAAAAGAAGGTGCTGATAGGAATAATTACGAATATGGTATAGATGATGAATTTATTCAAGAAAATCTAGATCTTGAAGATATGGATAATATTGCTGCTGAACAATATGAAAATATTTATAAAAATAATAAATTAAATAATATTGATAAATATCTTAAAAACATCACTTATAAAAACGAAGAAGGATTTATAGAATATTTACGTATAATATTAAATATTCTAAATAATATCAGTTCCTTGTCTTATTTAGAAATAGATTATGAATTACTATGCAATGAGCTTTTTAAATACTATAAAAGTGTTCCAACTAAATACGATAGATATAATAAAGCTTTCAAAGAAGCACTATTAGATATTGATCATAATGCAATAATAGATTTTATTAAAATAAAACCTAAAATGATAATGGAAGGTATAGTAAAAGATCAAGATCCTAATATTACCAAAATAATATACTCCGTAAATGAAGAATATATAGAAACTCTTAATAATATGTTTACATTATCAATAACATCATGGATTTTAAATGTTCAAGAGAAAATCCTAGATAATACTATATTAATCGATGATAACTATTTAAATAATTCTTTTTTAGATAAATGGTATTTATATGGTGCACCTATAAACAATGCTAAAAATGGCGTGTTACCATATTTAATTGAATGTGTAATAGAAAGCTTTAAAGATGATAATGAGTATGGTATTGATTTAGATAATATATATGATAATGTTATAAAAACTATTACAGAAAAATATAGTAGTATAATTGATGAATTAAAAAAGAAACATGAGATATATGCTGAAAAAAAGAAGGTAGAACGTGGTTTAAAAGAACAAGCAAAACTCTTAAAAAGTTATAAAGAAGGTAATAAAGAAAGACTAGAAAAGGACTTTGTAAATGCACTCTTATATATGCCTGGTGTAAATTATAAAAAAATACATAAATATTTAGTTGGTTGCTGTTTGAAAAAAATAGATGATTCATTTGACAATGATGCGGATTTAGTAAAAGCAGGTAGAAAAGATTTAATAGCAATCAAGAAATTTTATTCTACCAATAGAGTTACAAATAAAGCAAGAGATTTAAGATATGTTCCAAATCTTGATAATATCAAAGATGAAATAATGAAAGATAATAATATAAATAAAATAGATATTGAAGATTACATTTATGGTATTAATGATGATGAAAACATGGTTTTTGACTGGCTTGAAACAATGTACGATAAAAATCCTTTATTGCCTAACAATATCATAGATGAATTAAAAAATAATGCTAAAAATATTAATAAACTAATTGAAAATAATATTAATATAATGGCAAAAACAGCTAGAATTAGCAATAAAGATTTAGTTAATAACTTTATGTCTAAACATATCAATATAAAACAAATATTATTGAATATATGTAAAATATTATTTCAATATAAAAAAGAATACGAAGATGATAATATCAATTTGATTGTTGATAAATCTATTAAATATATTAAAGATATTATAAAAGATATTTATAAATTAAATAAAGTATTAAATGATGATGTTATTGTTGATATAAATAGAATTAACTTGTATATATTAAGCAGAGCATTATGTTTACCATTTAGTCCAGAAAGCGTAGAAAATGGGAAAATACGTTCAGAAGTAGATTTACCAAAAGAATTTGTAGAATTAAATGCTAAAAATATTATGAAATATATGCTAAATACTTTTGATGTATCTACCTTTCCAACTATGGAAGAAAATATTGAATTTTTAAATAAGAAACGTGAAGAAAACAAAGAAAAAAAGCTTAGCATATTAAATGATAAAACAGTAGAGGAAAATCAACTTATTAGTAATTTAAAAAAGGCAGGTATTAAAAATGATTTAATGAATATTGAAGATAATATATATGATATTAATAATATATATGACAATGAGGAAAAAAATGAAAAACAATTATCAGCAATTGATGAAGATACAGATGATGAAAGTATGATGTATGAAGATATGGGGTTTTTATATAGTTAATTATGCTATTATATTTGCTTCTAAATCTAAATTGTCATGTTTTATTTTTTCTTTATTTGAATCACCAACAGTAACAAGTGATACATCTTTCTGTGATAACAACACTGGTTGTCTTTTCATAATATTATTGCCGGAAGTACCATTTAATTGTATTGGTAGATATCTATTAGCATCTCCAAATAATTTAGCAACATTTGTTTTATTTTTTTGTGGTATATCTTCAAAAGCACAATCCATTATTAAATTTTCATATTTTAAATTAATAATATTAATTTTTTCTTTTATATTTTCATCATCAGTTTCAATAGCTTCGAGTTCTTGTGATAATAACATAAATTGTTGTGATAATTTTTTAAATATTTCAAATTTTTCACTAGCTTTTATGCTATTTGAAAGAGACATAATAAGAACACTTACAGCATTAACAATAATATTTGGAATTTTAATATCATTAGCATCAGTACTAATACTATTTATAATACACATTGCAGAACTTGTAAATACCAATGGTATATTAAATCCCATTTTAACATAACTCCAATATGTAGCAGTTCTTGTACATAATAAAGTCATACATTCGCATTTATCTAACAATTTCTCAATATTAATCATTACACTATATAATATATTATATTATTTTTTTGCTTATTTAAATTTAAGTTATTATATATTAGAAAGGCATGGATATAGAAGTAAAGCCAAGTGATTGGATACTACCTAATCGCATAGGATTTAATAAATATATATATAATACATTTCATCCATCAAAATATAATGATAAGATTAAAGATATTAAAGATAAATCATGTAAATGTTCTGGTGATAGTTGTGATATTGATATTAAAACATTATCTTTATTCCCACAACAACGCATAGTAAAAGATTATATGCAATTTGATAGTCCTTATAGAGGTATATTGTTATATCATGAATTAGGTTCAGGTAAATCTGCTGCATCTATTGCAGCTGCCGAAGGCTATATTAATAAAAAAAAAGTAATTATAATGACACCAGCATCCTTATCTCAAAATTATGAAAACGAATTAATGAAAATATCAACAACAGGATTAAATTTAAAGAAATCATGGACTATGATAAAAGTAGAAAAATCTAACAAAGAAATGATGAAGGCTTTGGCAAAATATGCTATAAATGATAAAATGGTTAAAAAAGATGGGCATGTATGGGTACCATTATACGATGATGATATAGCTGGTGCAGAAATAATAGTAGATAAAACTAAATACTCAAAAATACCAAGCAAATATAAAGATAATGTTGATGCAATGATTGGACATATTATAAGAAATCGATATACTTTTATTAATTATAATGGGCTAACAGCAAAAATGATAAAAGATTTGGGAAAATCTCCATTTGATGATACCTTTGTAATAATTGATGAAATACACAATTTTATTAGTAGAATTGTTAATGGTTCGAGATTAGCGCGTGCAATTTACAATCATATGATGACAGCAAAAAATATTAAAATGGTATTATTATCAGGAACACCAATTATAAATCAACCTTATGAAATTGCAACATTAATTAATTTAATACGAGGTCCAATGACATCTTATGAATTACCTCTGTTAAAAGCTTCTAAACCACCTAATAAAGCGGCAATAGTAAAAACATTAAGCGATAATAATCTCTATAAATATGTTGATGAAATACATATAGATAAAGAAAGTATTAGTGTTGTATTATTAACACAAGATTTTTTGCGTAAAACAACAGATTACTCTGCTATCAAAAAAGATAAATGGGATAAATCTGAGAAAAGTATTATTGACGATATTATAAAATCTATAAATAAAACTGATATAAAAGTTTCTATTAAAAGTAAAGTGCAAAATTACTATGCTCTTCCAAACATTGCTGATGAGTTCAATAAATTATTTGTTGATGATACAGATCCTGAAAATATCAAAATAAAAAATGAGGATTTATTTAAGCGACGTGTCTTAGGTATATTAAGTTATTATAAAACAACTGGTTCAGAATTCTTTCCTAGAATGTTACCAATGAATTTTAAATATTTAAATATGACTGGACATCAGTTAAGTAAATATGTTGATGTGAGACGCAAGGAAATGGAAATGGATGATAGAAAAAAACGTTTTGGTAATAAGGGGAATACTGACGTTAATTCAGTATATAGAGCTTTTAGTAGAATGGTATGCAATTTCGTATTTCCAGACAATATTAAAAGAGCTTTTCCACAAGATATACGTATGGTTATGAAAAAAGAGCTAGCTAAAAATGATGATGATGATGATGATGTAGATGTAGATAAAAAAGATATTAATAAAGCAGTAGCAGCACAATATGAAAAACAACTTGAAGACGCTATGAGTAAATTAGAAAAAAGCGATGCTATTGAAATAGATAATTTAAAAAAATTTTATAGTCCAAAATTTGCTGAAATGTTAAAAGATATGAATGAATCCCCAGGTACAGTATTAGTTTATTCACAATTTCGTATGGTTGAAGGTTTAGGTGTTTTAAAAGAAATAATGAATAGAAATGGATACGTTGAAATAAATGTAACAAAAAATGAAGATTTTGGATATATATTAGAAGACATTGATGTTTTTGATGAAAAATACGACGGAAAACGCTATGTTGTTTTTAATGCAGATAGAACAAAAACAAATATACTTATGAATTTATTTAATGGTGATTTCTCGCTATTACCGGATAATATCAGAATGCAAATTGAAAATATAGATAGCATTGACCAGAGATATGGGAAATTAGTTAAAACTATGATGATTACACAATCAGGTGCAGAAGGTATTTCTCTTAAAAATGTTCGTCGTGTATTGGTAACAGAATATTTTTGGAACTCCGTTAGAATAAATCAAGTCATTGGTCGCGCAGTAAGAACATGCAGTCATGTTTCATTACCAAAGCAAGATCAAAATGTAGAAATATTTATGTATATAATGAAATTGACAAAAGAACAATTAGCCAATAATCCTACATTAAGAAAGAAAGATAATGAATTAACAACTGATGAACATATATTACACTTAGCACAAAAAAAAGAGAAACTAATTAATTCATTTTTGAATATGTTGAAATCGTCATCTATTGATTGTGTTACACACTCGGAAAAAAATAAACCCTTGGAAAATGGTTATAAATGCTATAATTGGCCTATAAATGTCGATTATAATAAGTTAGCATATACAAATAATATTTCCAGTGATAATAAAATACAACAACACCAAAAATATCAAAAAATACAAAAAAATAAAGGCAATGTTGTTAGCAAAGAAGGTGTGAAATATGTTATGATGGATGGTAAATTATATGATTATAATAGTTATGTTAATGCTGGCTTATTATATCCAGCTAATATATAAATAAAAAAATATATTATTTTAAATAATAATTATATGGAAGAAACTATGAAATGTATTTGTAGGAATAAAAAAACATTTAAATCTTGTAAAAAGTATTCTAAATATAATTCTGCATTTTGTAAATATCATAATAATAATAATGAATTAATTTATAAAATATTTTATAAAATATTCGGAAATAAAATTTATATATCAATGAATGATATTTTTAATTTGTATAAATATATTACTGATAATATAAATAATATTGAATATAAAGAAGAAAAACCTGGTTATTTATTTATTGAATTGCTTAAAAATATACCTTATAAAATATTATTACTAATATCTAAAAAGTATTTAGATGGAAAAAAATTTAATAAAAATGATTTATTCAATTATTTACATTATTTAAATTCTAAAACATATAAAATAAATAGTACACAAAAATTAATACAATTTCAAGATAAATACAAATATTATTTATTATCACGTAATATTAATAAAAAAGATATTATAAATACAGAAGATTTATTTTCATGTGAAAATATTGAAGATATACCGGATAATAGATTATTTATAATTAAAGATAGTAATGGAACTTATGGATTTGATGTTATAGAATTAGAACATTTTATAAGTAATTGTAAAGATGAAGACAAGGAACCTTATAATCCATATACAAGAGAAAAGATATCTAGTGATATAATATGGAAAATCTATAAATTCATAGAATATAATAAAATATCTCTTAGAGAAATTGGATATAATTGGCAAAATAATATGCATGCATTTACTGATTTGTCAATAGAATTAGAAAGACGTGGATTTTATAATAGCCCTAACTGGTTAAATAAAATGTCAAATGAAGATATTTTAAAGACTATAAAATATTTTAGAGATTTTTCAATATCTATTGAAGATAGTAATAAGTATTTTAAAGATATTAATGATAATATCGTATACAATTTTTGTAAAGATGGAATAAAAATGTTCAAAGAGTGTAAGGATGATTTATATGTTTTATGTTGCAATTTTGTAAAAGCACTTGCAATGTGTTCAAATGATTTCTATGAAAATATACCTTCATGGATGTCTGGATTAAATACATCATCTATATTATCAAGTGTATTTTCTATATTTGAAAATGATTTTACTTTTAATGGTGGTAATATACCTGAAAATTTTACATTTAGTACATTTTCTAATTTAAGTCAAACAATAAATAGTCCAAATAATTTTTTATTATATTATTATGTAGAATATATGTAATAAATGAGTACATACAATAACAATATTAAATACACTCCTGATTTTGTATACACACCTCCATTAGCATTACAACCAAAAAAAGAAACAGAAAGTATAATGGACAAATATATATGTAAATTTAAAACTGCTTTTTATGGTGGATTATTTTTTGCTATATTATCTTTACCGATAGCTTATAAAATATTAGATATGATTGCTAAAATGATATCAAAAAATATAGATATATTTGACGAGGATTATAATGAACCTCTACCATTAGGTAGATTTATTATGTCAATAATAGTGATAATAATATTATTTATACTATAAAAAAATAATATATAATACAAACATTTTAAATTATAACTTATTTCTTGACAGCTTTCTTAACAGGAGCTTTCTTTACTAGCTTAGGAGGCTCGGGCTCGGGTTCAGGTTCGGGTTCAGGCTCGGGTTCAGGTTCCTCTTCCTCTTCTTCTGCTTCTTCTGCTTCTTCTTCCTCCTCCTCTTCTTCTGCTTCTGCTTCTTCTTCCTCTTCACCATCATTTTGTTCTGCTTTCGCTTTAATTGCGTCAGTATCTACTTCAATATCTTCTTCATCCTCTTCATCTTCTTCAACTACATCATCATCACTATCTGGGATAAATGTAGGTTTAGAAGCATTAGATTGTTGAAACTTGCCAGATACAATCTTCCAACTACAACCAAACATACCAGCTGAGAACCAAATACCATTTAGTTGAATAATAAACTGCGCACGACCACCTTTAAGATTATCAACATATTCTGCGAAATTGATATCATTATTATCCATGTCATAAGCATCAAATTCAAATTTGTTATCAAGGGGATTATAAGGAATCTTCGCCTTGAAAGTTGGTGGATATTTATTAGCAATTTCACCTGTTTCTTTGTCTTTATCGTGTTTGATAATATGAGAAAACATATTGGATACTGTATCTTTGTTTCCACCATAATTATTCTTGAACCATGCGAGACGATTAGCAAACGCATCATCAATAATTTTTTCTTCAAGCTCCTTCATTTTATCATGAAAGACTTTGATTTTTGGATTTTCATCAATACCCTTGAATGAAACAGTGATGTCATACTTGGGTGGCTCATCTTTACGCTTAGGATCATCTTTGATAAACTTCTGATTATCATTGACACCATAAGGAATATTCATAACCGGAGTTTGAATATTGATTTTTGAACCAGAATAATTAACATATACTGATTTAGCACCTGATTTCATAACTTTAAGCTCAGAATACTTGATCTTGTTAATATCGAAATTCTTGGGAAGGAGCACGTTCATTATTATATATGTATCTTAGATATTCTTTATATAAATATTAGACTATCAATTTTTATTTTTCTTGTATTAAAAAAATAAAATTTAAAATAAGTAGGAAATATATGGGTAAAAATGGAAAGATACTAACAAAAGAACTTTTTAAGATTTTGGATATATCTTTACCAGTATATAAGACGCGCAGTGGGTTAAAAATGATTAAAATAGAAAATGTATTTTATAATATATATGACACAAAAACAATAAATAGAATTAAGGATCAAATGGTTATTGATAAAAAATATGAAATGGAATATGTATTTATATAATGATTTCATAAGTATTAATAATGAGATTTTTAATAATATTTTTTGAAAATTTTAAAATATTTATTTTATTTAAATCATAACGTATTGCATAATTTATTACAGCTTTATCTATACCATATGCAAGTAGTATAGCATTTGAATTATAAGTTGTCAAAGTATCCAAATAATTATCCACATATTGATTAATAGTATCTATTAAAATAATTTCATTTTCTTTATTATTATTACTATCTCTACATAGTTGTCTATAAATTTCCTCACTGACATCATATACAGCTTCCTCAATATTTTCTTTCATAACACATTTGTACAACATCTTAAAATATAAAAATATATACGCATATATTACATATATAATTTTTAGAAATTAGTGTGGATTTCGAGCATTTTCTCAACATAATATTCGTATAAATCCTCAAACTCCATAGTACTATCAGGATATTTTGCAATAATATCCTTGGTTAGCTCAATGCCAAGCATATCAAGAAGGTTCTTATATTTTTCTGCAATTAATACATCTTCTTTTTCAACCATGTAAAGAGCACATGTTTTAAGAAATTCCAAGTAATCTGAAACAATCACATAGTCAAACTCTTTTCTTGCTATGTCTGATAGCTTATTATATTCTTCCACAATTTCTGTGAAATCAATATCATAGCTAACCGTTTTTTTTTCACTATTTTTGCGATTTTGAAACATAGTATGTTTGGCAATAATAATCATCTCACGAATATTATTATATACTAAATTGCACAACTCACGTCCAGTATCAATTTCAATTGGAGTAATAATATTAATTTGTTCAATAGCTGGCTTGTAGGTACAAACAAGCATCTTAGCTTTTTCAGCTGTGATATCATCAAAGCTGTTCTCGTTGTTAAAGATGATGTCAAAGACAAGTTCCATATTCATATTCATGATGTTGGTAATATACCTTTATAACAAAAATAATCAATTTTTTATTATTTAAAAACATATTTATTTAAAAATGAGTACATAATTCTCTAAATCTCTCTAAAATCTTAAAAGTTTATAAAAATAATATATTTTACAAATTATGTACTCAAAATATATTTAGCATTAATTATCATAATATAATTTTATCATTCTAATAGGTTCATCTGTATAATTTTCTATTGAAGATGATAATGTTTCTTTTAATTTTAATAATCTATTATTCCAGTTCTCCTCTTGATTTTTAGGTATTGTTCTCATACCAGTTTTTTCATCATTTTTAAAACAAGATTTGATCTTTTTGCCATTTTCAGTATAAGCATCAGGATTAAATCTAATAATTATTATAGGTCTGTTTAATGCTTCTTGTATATTATTAATTCTTGCTTCATCGCAGGATTTTTCATACCATTTATGCTGTTCTTCATCTATTTCAATAATAATAGAATGTTTGTTTAGATGTATTAATATATCAGGTCTGTTTTTCAAACATATTCCATCACCTATTAATGCTTTATCTGTTATTAAATTGATGTCTTTAAATTCTTGTTTCAAATAATTTACTACTTCTTCTTCTTTTACTTTTAATCGTTTAGGTCTTTTTGATGGATTATGAAAATAATAACATCGCCAACAATAATTATCTTTTTGAGATTGTTGTTCACATAAGTTAGTAATACATTTTCTATCAACTACATTAATCATATTAGGTAATTTACAATCAAAACAATATAATCCGTTCGTTTCTGTTGGTAAATTGAAATTGGGTCGTTTTGAATTACATTTAATACATTTAGGAT